TCAATCCTGCCAGTTGTCTGATCGAATCTTGCTTAGTTCATCGATAGCTAAATCTATAAACCGTTTACCGCATTCCATACAGTAATTCCGCTCGCTTTGCCCTTCTTTGACCGTAAGTCTCTGGTCTCCCTTTTGTATCTTATGCTTTGCATTGGATTTACAAGAGTGGGCTCGCTTTGCTTCGGAAATATAAATATTTTTAACAAGTGATTTTGGTCTACCCATTGCGTAGTTCCTCTTCGAGAGAGGCTACATGTCCATTCAGGGCTTCATGAGCGGCTTCCAACTGGGTGAGAGTAAAGTTCTCACGGTTTGAGCCAGCTTGATCCACGCTGGCATTAACTCTGCGATTAAGCTCGGTTACAGCCCATTGAAAATTTGTGCTTTGATGTCGGGGGTCTAGGTTGCGTCCGCCGGGATTCACACCACATCTCCCTAGTAGCCCACCAGTCTCATTTTGAATTCTTTCGTTTAAGGCACTACGGCGTGCGATACGCTGATCTTGTCTGGTAGGACGAATTCTCCGGATTCCTGCTGCAGCTTGGTCTGGAGTAATACCTCTATCTACAAGTTGTTGAAGAAGGGCTGCGACCTCAGGATCTCCAATCGGATCCATTTCTGCTGCGGATACTCCAGATTCAGATACGATATCAACTGGAGATAAGCCGCCTGTCCCTGTTGGCTCTCTTGTCGCGGTTCCACTTGGATCGAAATCTACGTTGTCAGCTTCTGGCAAGAGGTCAGCAAAATAAGCTTGGTCTGCCGAGCTAAAATCTCTGAAGTCGTTCCAGCGTTGAGCCACATTTGCTCCAGCATGGAATACCACTACGCCACGGTTTACCGGATTATCTGGGTCGTTTTGCTCAACGACTCGCATTATTCGCCCTACAAATTGAACAAAAGGAGAAAGATTGGCGAATATACTGCCGACCATCGCTACAGCTAAAAATCTATGATCAAATCCTTCACCTAGCATTCTGGCTTGGACGATCACATCAAGTTCATGGTTTTCTAACTGCTGAAAAACTCTTTGGTTCGCATCTGTTCCCTCTCGTGAGTGTACATAGCCCGCCCTTAACCCTCTTGCTCTAAAGGATTCTGTGATCTGTATGCAGTGGTCTATATTTAGAGCTGAAGCAATAATTTTCAGGCGTTGCTCACCAGTCTCCTCTCTTAGTCGCCTTAACTCACCAATAGAGCAGTCTACTATCGAAGCCAAGGTATGCTCTGACATTACTATACCGCGCCGGAATTCGGCATCCTGCTGGCCAAGGTCAATTACTTCTTGCAGTCCTATGGTACGCTCTTCGCCATTGCTACGATCAATATAAGTCAATTCTGAGGGACGAAGCATCTTTGCGGAAAGTCGCTTTACATACCCGGCCTGTATAGCCCGGATTACCGGAAACGAATATATGACGTGGCCTTCCATTAGTTGCCCGTCTGATCTCGTTGGAGTTGCGCTGAAATTAATTACACGCGCATTAGGAAAGCGATTGAAAACCTGTTGCCATGAGGCCGCTGCATTGTGATGACCTTCATCGACTAGAATTAGATCGAAAAAATCGTTTTCATATTCATCAAGCCACCGATTCTCTTCCCCAGCGATTTGCTGGATATTGGATACCACGATGTCTGCGTTCTCTATGTCATCATGGTTTACTGTTCCGCTTGCGACGACAACTGTTTCTGGGTAATTGGCATTCCCAGGCAATACCGAGCATCTTTCATAAAAGTTCGTAGCGCTACTTGACTTCATGTCTGCGCCTAGCTGGTCTCGGATTCGAGTGCCTGGAGCAATGACCAATACTCTTTGAGCTTGTAGTGCATAAGGCGTTACAGAAATAAGTCCTGATTTTCCACAACCTACTGGGAGAACAATTCCCACAAACCGTTCGGCACCAATGTTATTGTTATAGTGATCGCGAATTGCGAGCCAGCCCTCTCTTTGAGGCGCTCTCAGGTTTTGATTATTTTCTATGTCGAACGGTTCGATAAATGTCACAGAAGCCCCCTGTAGAAATTGGTCATCAAGCTTGTTTGAATTGTGTGATCTCCACGTCTTGCCCATCTGGAAATTTTGCATGGATTTCGAGTTTTCCACCTAAGGCTTCAACATAAGACGCCAGTGTGCTGATCATTGTGTCAGGGCGTTTTTCAATTTGAGAAACATTAGGTTGGGCTATACCCAAGGCGCGAGCCACCACTGCTTGACTGCGACCACGCAGCTTACGAGTTTCTGCCAGTGACATTTCTGCAACTATGCCAACTGCTTTTGCTCGTGCGGCTGCTTGTACTTCAGGGCTCATTTGCTTGCGCAGTTCGCTTAAAGGCTTTGCCATTTCATTTCTCCCAGACCTACTTGAGGCCTTCGCTTTTTAAGTGATCCGCAAACTCTGCTTCAGCTAGCGGAACCATCTGTTTGTAAAACTGTTTATCTTTCGATCCATCTTTTCGACCACCGCATAGAAGAACAGCGCGTCGTTTGGGGTCAAAGGCATAGAAAACTCTATATGGTTTTCCTGCGTGCTGAATGACCAGCTCCTTAAGGTTTTTAACCTTCTTTGTGCCTTTTATCGTATCTGCCTGAGGGCGGCCAAGGTTAGGGCCTTTGATTTCCAGAACGTCAACCATTGCTTGAACGTCAATTTGTTCAGCGTCAGTTAGATTTAGAAACCAGCCCTCATATTCATCTGTGACTAATATTTCCCACGTCATGTGCTGTCCTTACTTTCTTAAAAATATACTCCACAGCTTATATATCGTCAAGCGTATTATTTCTGATTCAATGGATGGGTTTGGCATGCTTTGTCAGCAAACCCTGTCGGGTAGGTAGAGGCTGTAAAGACTATCGTTCTGCAAGGGGTGTGCGTAGGGCTGGTATGTGAGGATGTAACCCCAGTGTAACCCCGGAAAAATTAGCGTTCGGTACTTTGGTGGGCGTAGTGCGGTGGGAATGGCTCGGGGTTACGTCTGTTTGAACCCCAGAAGAAACCGGGATGTTTCGCTAACATACTGATTTTAAAGGTTTAAATGGTGGGCCTGCTCGGACTTGAACCGAGGACCTACCGATTATGAGTCGGGTGCTCTAACCAACTGAGCTACAGGCCCATTTAAACTTTTTTCACCCTGGCCTATTGATTATGAGACCGTCTTGATGGTCCTTGTTGTTACTCGTTTTTCCATAAGCTATTGATTTGTATGTGAGGATTCCACATTCAAACGTGATTTTCCACGTCTCGGTTGACACTTTGTTGACAGTATAGCGTTGCTAGTGGGTTTTTATGTACAGCATCAGCCAAGTGCCTCGGCGCAAGCTTTGCGTACCGCAGTGTCATCGTTAACGTCTGATGCCCAAGGATGTCTTTGAGCTTCAGAATATTTCCGTCATTTATCATGTAATGACTTGCAAATGTATGCCGCAGCACATGCGTCATTTGTCCATCTGGGAGCTGTATCCTAGCCCGCTCTATTGCACGCTGGAACGCTTGGTGTGATGAGCCTGTAAAAAGTCGGCCAAATCGTGGGCGACCTGTCAAAACCTCTCTTTCCAATTCAGCAGATATTGGAACGGCTCGCACCTTACTATTCTTGGTTTTTGTAAAGTGGATTTTGCCTTGCTTTACTTGCTCTCCTCTTAGGGATTCTGCCTCTCCCCAGCGTGCTCCTGTAGAAAGACATATTTTGCTGATTACTAAGACATCAGTATTTTTAGATTCGCTCAACGCAGCCAGTAGGGATTTGATCTGGTCTTTTTCTAGATAAACTAAATCTGGTTCATCAATGATGAGCTTTGATACGCCTTTAAGTGGGTTATCAAAAGGCCAATTTTTGAGTTTTATTAGGCGTCCAAACACTGCTGATAGATAAGCTTGTTCATGGTTAATTGTATTTGGCTCAACTAACTTTTCCCGTCTCTCTAGCTTTTGCGTGAGGCGTTCCTTCCGGTATTTTAACCAATCTTCGGAAGTAAAGTTTTTGGCAATAGGATTGCCCAATCTAGAACACAGGCCGTTCAGTACACGCAAACGATTATCGCAATCCTTCAATGTGTATCCGTGAAGCTCGTACCAGGTATTTATGAGATCGGCCAATCGCCTTTTATCCTTCAGAGGCGGAGTCCACTCGCCAGCATTTGCCTTTGCTTTTTGCTCTGTATCGAATTGCTCGGCTTGTCGCTTTGTGGGAAAGGTTTTTCTAATTCTTCTACCGCCTCGACCTTCTGGTTGGATATCAACTTGCCATCCTGAAGCAATCTTCTTAATTGCCATTGTGCTATTCCTTTATAAAGCTGATCGATTTATAGTCTTTCACTGTTTTATTACTTCTTCGAAGTAGTACCCTTCAGGAATCTGACCCGCTTCAAACCGGGCCGCGAGAAGTCGGCAAAGCTTATTCTCACTTACTCTTAGGGCTTCTAGCGATATGTCACCCTCAAACGCTAGCCATTGAATAATGTCGGGGAAAAGAAGCCCGAGCTTCTCGTATTCATCTTCTGCTACGCGAGCCTTTAGTTTTTCCAAGTTCGTTAGCCGCGTAAGTTCAATGTTTGTGATATTTGAAAACTCTTGTCGAGTGAAGCCAGCCAACTCACGAAGCCCTTTAAGCCTCTCACCTGCTTTAAGTCTCATCCTAATTTCCTTTAACGACAATTTTGTACGCACACACCGGCACATTTTTACACTTTCAGGGGTAAAAAAAGCAACAGAAAAGGTAAATGAAAATTAACTGGCGCTCATGCAGGTCTGAATCTAAGTCATATAAAAATATTTAATGGGTAACAATTACCTATAACAGGTCAAAAAATTGTTGACATGCATTCGTTTAGGGGTAAATAATGACCCTGAATGGTCACATAGTGGCTTATACAAACACATAGGATGTAATTTCATGGAAAAAAATCTAACTATCACCTCGCCTGTAATGACTAAAAAAGCCTTCGCGGAATGCTCAGGGCTTCGGGAGGACCAAGTAAGAGGCCAAATTGAACGTGGTTATATACCCGTTAAATATATTGGCCGCTTGGTATTGGTTAACGTCGCGCTCCTTATGCTGGAGTGCATGGAAGAAGATGGAAAGCGCAGGTAAGAGTCGAAGTAATGCTACATTTCGATAACAGAAAAGAAATAGCGGAGGCGCTGGCCAGCGATGGCCAGTTCGCTTTCAAGCGCGTAGGGGAATACCTACAGCAGGGCAAATGCCCGAACTGCGGAAAGAAAGAGCTTTTCGTCAGTATGAAAGAGCCCTGGCGCGTCAGCTGTAACCGCTTGAAGCATTGCGGTTACAGCGAGACAACCCGGGAGATATACCCGGAACTTTTCAATAACTACTCCGAACGCTTCCCCACTACGGAGGAAAACCCGAACGCCACGGCGGACGCCTACCTGGCGCACAATCGCCGTTTCCCCCTTAGTGAAATGGTGGGCTGGTATGAGCAAGGCAGCTATAAGCTGCCCAAGTCTCAGGAGTGGTGCAACACCGTCCGCTTCTATCTGAACAGCGACCGGACCCTTTATTGGGAACGGCTGATCGACAAACAGAAAGACGACGGACAACGCATCAACTTCAGCGGCAAACGCCATAACGTCAATGGGCGATGGGTGTTAGTTGACCCGGTCAAGGGCAAATGGTGGATGCCGCCGACCCAGGAGCTTAAACAAGGTGATCGCGTTTATATCGTGGAGGGGATCTTTCACGCCCTGGCGCTGCACTTCTCTGAGCGTAAGGCGGTGGCGATCCTGGCCGCCGGCTATTACCCAAGCGAGGCGATAAAACCCTACTTAGGGAAAAAAATCACTTGGGTGCTGGCGCTGGATGACGACGCAGCGGGCCGCAAGAGCATGAAGTCTCATTACACCAAGCTCCAGATGGCGGGTGAAAAAGTCGAGATATCTCTAACCGGGACCAGCAAGGACTGGGACGACCTTTACCGCCTGGATAGGATCAACGATACGTTCCTGCAGGAAGCGCAATACCGGGGGAAAATGTTCACGGCGCAAAGCGTGATGTGGAAGGCGTACGCGTACTATTTGTGGAAGAGCCATTCTCACTTCGTTATCGACTTTGATAACCGGCTGTATTCGGTTTCAGTGGACTTACATAAGCTGTCCGAAGCACTGGAAGGCGCAGCATTGACGCTAGGTAAAGGCTATGACTCCTTTAGCCAGCACTGTACGGCGTTCCCGATCAGTAACTTTGTGCCGGAACTGCTTTATGCGGAGCGGGACGACATCCTGGACGAAAAGTTTTATGTGTTTCGGGTGCAGTACAGCAGCAATAACGCGGATGCGTTAATCCCATTTGACGGGAGCAACATCGACACGCCATCGAGCTTTCATAAGGCGATGATCACCAAGGGTTATGGCGCGTTTTCCGGTAGCTCTAAAGACATGGCCATGCTGCATGAGCTGTGGTTAAACCGTAAGGTCAAAGAGATTCAATCCATTCCTTATGTGGGTTACCACGCCGACAGCCAGGCATACGTCTACCAGACCTTTGCTTTCTGCAAAGGCAAAGAACTGGAACTAAATGCGGAGGGGTATTTTGAACTGGACCGGGGCGGCATCAAAACCAGCTTTAAAGGCTTTCGGATTCAGCCTGGGGAGTTTAACCCGGAGTGGATCGATAACTTTATAACGACCTTTTCCTGGCAAGGTTTAACGGCGCTGGCCTTCTGGCTGGGCTCGTTGTTCGTTCAGCAGATCCGGGCGAAGCACAAGAGCTTCCCCTTTCTTGAACTGACGGGCGATCCTGGCGCCGGTAAATCCACGCTGATTGAGTTTCTGTGGAAGCTCATGGGGCGCGACGACTACGAAGGATTCGACGCCATGAAGGCGACGGCCGCCGGACGCCGGCGCGCATTCACGCAAAGCTCTAATATGCCGCTGGTGTTGATCGAATCCGACCGGGGCGACGAGCCGGACGTGAAAAAGAAGCAGTTTGATTTCGACGAGTTTAAACCCTTCTTTAACGGGCGCGCGGTCGGGACGTTGGGCGTCGCCAAGCGCGGCAACGACACGGAAGAACCGCTCTTTTTGGGTTCCCTGGTGTTTGCGCAAAATGCCGAGGTGGACGGATCGGAAGCCCTGCTACAACGGATTGTCCATTGTCACTGTACGACCGAACACCACTCGCCAGGCACGCGAAAACTGGCGCAGTGGTTTGAACGACAAAGCGTCGACCAGATGGCGGGTTTTCTGCGTAAGGCGCTGGAGAATGAAACGCAGATCTTAAACACGTTCTTCAACGAGTTTAATCGCTATGAGGAAGCCTTCACCAGCCGCGGGGAAATTAAAACCAGCCTGCTGCGTTTGGTGAAAAACCATGCCCAGGTAATGGCGGCTGCAAAAGCGTTGCGGCATATCTTCCCAACCCTTAATGAAAGCGCTTTCAGTGGCTTAAGCGATTATCTGTATGGACGTGCTCTCAGCCGCCAAGAGCGCTTGGCGGACGACCATCCGGCGGTGGCGGAGTTCTGGGAGTCTTTTGAGTATCTGAACGCGCAGCCGGACCCTAACGCGTTTGCATCCAGCGCCCTGGTGGAAGTTCTAAACCACGCCGTAGGGACAGGAAACATCGCCGTTAACCTGAACCATTTTGACGAGGTGTGTCGCACTCACGGCCAGAAGTCACTGGACCTCAAGGCCTTAAAGAAACTGCTGCCCAACAGCCAGCGCTACAAGTTCATTGAAACCGGGAAGGTTTATTCCAGGAGTCTCAATAAAACGATTCATTGCTGGATATTTAAGCGCTAAGTAAACGTGTAAATACGTGCGCCTATGTGCGCGTTAGGCAGAGGAAGCCCGTTTTTTCAGGGGGGTGTCGGGATTTGGTAATTTTGGTAAGACGGGTTTAAAAATCGAGTTTTTTCTATTTTAAATCAATGTCTTACAAACTTACTAAAAAGGTAATATTTAGGTAATTTTGAGGTAAGTTTCTTACCTTTTGAAACTCTAAAAAATTACTTCCCCATTACCTTTTTAAAAATGGAAAAAACGTTATAAATCAAGGGTCTTACTTTTTGTCTTACCTTGATATTACCTTTTTCTTACTTTTTTGGAGCGACTAAAAAACCATTTAAAAACATAAAGATAAGTGCTTTTTTCGGGATCGTCTTACCTAAATTACCAAATCCCGACACCCCCCACCCAATTATCGGGGGGAGATTCAGGCCCGGGGCTGACCCGGAATCAATGTAAAGGAGATAACACCATGATGAATAAAGGGGCGATTGCGCCCACTTTAGAGGCCCCCTTATGCCCAATGGAAACCTGGGCGGCGGGGATCTGCAACGGCCTGGCGATTGCGCCGGGCATGTCGAAAACCCTTAATTCGCGGCAGGCGCTGCGCTGTTGGGTGCATGAAGCGAAAACAAAAGGCCGGCTCGCCGTGCTCGAAACGCTGGGCAAGCGTCACTACAGAGCGCCGTTCGAACTCCCCCAGGCGACCCCGGCTTTTTTCTTCTACTGGAGCCAAGCCGTCGAAATGCTGGGAGAGCATGCTTTCGCTATCCAAGCCGTGAAAGAAGGCCACAAGGGCGTTAGGCGTCTGGATCAAATCGGTTTGAGATCCCCGGCGGCGTTGAATGCAGCTTTGATTAACGCCAAGCGCCGCGACCAGATTTTACTGGCGACCATGGCCAGCCTGTTAAAGCCTGTGTGGGGAACATTACTTGTCGCCAGCCATGGCGTATGTAGTCAAAGTGATCTGGCCGGGGGCGTACTGGATAGCTATTACGAGTCGGTTATAGAGGGGTTGCTGATATGAACGACTTTAAAGGAGCACTGACAGCAGAACTTGACCGGGACGCTGTCAGCCGCACAAGCATTTACCTGGAAGCAAATCCACACAAGGCCGATAAATCGGCTCTGCTAGGCGCTCATACGTTAGCCCGAGTGTGATTCTACGTGGTGAAACGTGCAGAGGAAAGCGCCGGCAATGGAACGCAAACACCCGAAACACAACGGCCACGTCATCGCCTGGCTAAAGCATCTAGTGAAAGGCGGCGAGTACCACCGCAGGTTAAGAGACAGGAACAAAAGAGCAACGCAGACGACAAGTGAAAGCAACGACGTTACGCCAGTTAATATTGACGATATGAATTAACTAAATGGAAGCACAAGCAGAGGGCCGCAACCGTTCGCCCTCTGCTAATTAGGACAAAGTAAAAGTGAATGACGAATTATTGGAACTCTTAAAAGGATGGATATACAGCCCCCAAGTGGTGGTGCTGGATACGGAAACCACAGGCCTGGACGACCAGGCGGAAGTGATAGAAATCAGCGTCATGGATATGCGCGGGAAAGTGCTGTTTGATCAGCTGGTGCGCCCGCTTAATCCGGTGCCGGACGAAGCCACAGACATTCACGGCATAACCAATGATAGCTTGGCGAGCAAGCCAAACTTTCCCGATGTATACCTTGCGCTTAGGCGAGTGATCAGCGGAAAAACCGTGGTGGCCTACAATGCGAGCTTTGACAATCGGCTATTAATGCAGACCTGCGCCGCATACGGATTACCGATGATAGAAGCAGACTGGCAATGCGCCATGGATGCATACTCAAGGTATCGGAAAGAGCCCGACGCAAAACGAGGCGGCTATAGAAGGCAGAGCTTAGCCAAGGCTGCCAAGCAAATGGGCATAGAAGTGTATGGAGCCCACCGGGCAGTGGCGGACTGCTTTACTACCGTTGAAGTGATTGGAAGCGTATATTCGAAATTATTAGCAAAATTATCGTGAATACAGATTCCTGGCTACCTCAGTAGCCAGGGGTTACGGTGAAGGCCGCATTGCTTTACGGCAATATAAAAGTTTAAGGAAGTGTTTCTAATGCATACATACTATCTACGCACAAGCTCCGTATACCATATGGCCGATTTATTTCTTTCTCGTGGTTGATTACAATTTATCCACATCTTCATTCGAAGCAACATCTATAAATAGGGATTTTTCACCTCAAAAGAAACTCAACTTCTATCTTCAGGTTTCATTTTTCTTTGGCTTATTTCTTTGCTTAGAAGTAACAATGTTTCGCTTTTTAGCCTTACATGAGATAAAGAAAAAACTAACTGAAAACATAGCGAAGGTTGTAGCCATTCTTGTTGAGTTTATTAAGACCAAAATTCTTATTTAAACCAAATTGAGAGGATATGATGAGCGGCGTACAGCAAGCAGTTATTGACCACAACTCAACTATAAAATCCGTAGGCGGAACCATCGCGTCTATGGGCTTAGAAAAAAGTGGTTACAGCACAATAGGCAAATTTATTACTCCAGCAGTATGGGCCACAGACTATGCTGTAAATAAGAATATGCCAGACAAGGGAGACTTAGGGATATACGCAACGGGTCTTTTCGGGGGGGCTGCGGCGGTAGCTTCTACAGTAGTTGGCATCTTTAAATCAGTTGTTGATGATGACATGAACATCAAGCTTAGAGCTGTAAAAGCTGCTGAAGGAGCCCCTTACAACGAAGGGATAAAAATTTGTTATCACTACGCATCAAAACCCCCATTTATTAACGCAATGACTATCGCAAGCTTAGGTGGTACTAGCTGGCAACATCCTAATGGTTTATGGGTTTATATAGTGGATAAAAATAACAATCCTGTTCATGACTATAAACCGAAAGTAGCCGTTCAAATTATACGTCCTGCGCATCCATTTAGAATGGATTCGAATGGACGATTAGCTATATCGAATATCACCGTACGAAAATTTTAGTAACTATATAGGGATTGTAGGCTAAATAATGAAAGCTAAATTTATTGGGTTGATTGTTGTTTTTTTCGTGGTCTCAGCAACCGCATTCACCTTTCTTTCAAAGGTGGATGAAAATGACTTTGATATAGTTTGCTCATCATTTAAAGAGCTGTCTAAAGAAGGTGACGTGGATGCTTTATCCCACGAGGAAAGAGTGGCGTATATCACTAAGAAACTGGATCAGAAGCTAACTGCTGACGATAATGCATATGAAGCATGGATGGCTACTTCTTCAGCGGTTGAAGGACAAAGGTACATGCTCTTTAAAATGGCAGCGGATAGCACTGGCTATGAAAGCTGGAGTTGTGAAGAAATGCGCAGCCTGATTGAGCCTTCTTCAGAGTAATATTTTATAGCCATTCAGATGGAACTATCAGTGGGCAGCTTTCACTATTCGGCTGCCCCAGTTTTATAGATGAGAGCAAGCTTTTAATTTCCCTTTCAATAAACGCACCGTCCTCATACTGTATAATATCAATTTGAGCTGACCGTGAGTTAGACTTGCTGATAGCTATCCAATGCCATTTTTGGAAATACTGTGAACTTTTATTTTCCAGTATCAGGCATGAATAAATTTCATTGTTGGTATAGCACTCAATATCTATAATCTCTTTTCTTTGCGATAAGTCTATTATTGATTCTGGTATGGAAATGGTAGGTGGGCTGAAACACTTTGGTCTTATCTCAGCAATTTCATTCTCATTTTCTGAATAGCTAATATACGGGAAATATGGTGACTGTAAATATTGTTTGTTCCATTTTATGCTAGCCACTAAAGACACCCCCATTTCAGGGAAATAAAACTCTTTTTTATCACCTTCTTGTTCTATGCTTTTGGGAAATGGCAGTGCTTTATCGAACAGGCCTGATTGTATTGCAATCATGTTTTTTATTTTAACATCAAACTCTGATGTTATTGCGTAAGATAAAACGAAAACTGGAATACAAATACCACTCAGTATGAAGTTGGCATTTGTGACCCGCTTTGTTAAACATATCAGGCAGATAATAATAAATGGAACAAAAAATACAGCCTGAATAAACGCAGTAGACTCCTCGGCTAACGACGCATAGATATCTATATATGGAAAAAACGATAAGTAATAAGTTGCCATTAATGCTCCGACTACAAGCCGAGCGTGAGTGTTTTTTGTTTTATAACTTACAATCATCACAAGGGCTATGGAGGCAATTAAATAAATTTTTTCCATTTTTCTCAATACATAAAGTAGATGTTTGTTGATGTGGACTTTCGGCTAATATCTAGTTCAGAGGAAAGGCTTCCCACGGCTAGACTAAATAAATGAGGTTTTAATATTGCTCACTTATATGGTGGCCAAAGTGTGATTCTACCTGGTGGAAGGTAAAGAAGAAAGCATTAGCAACTTATTTTCCTACATGATGGTTATGCAATCACTTAGCTGAAGTAATTAGGTGGAGGGCGGGACGACGTAATGCTTTAGAGATAGGGGAGAGCGACTAATAAGGATTGATAAGAAACAAGGTATCCTAATACTGGCAGTTATACTTAACCTTACTTTAGCTAACTAGTAGAGAGCCTGAAATATTAGAATTGCAGGCTCTCTACTTAATGGAATTCATATTTCAGCTTTCTGAGAAAAGGGAAGTTTTCAAAATGTATTGGCTTCCGTAGATTACAATTGTCGAGCCCAATTAATTATATTTTTCGATGGCTCATTCGGATTTGCCAATGCTATTTGTACAATCTTTCTCCCAAGATCACAATTTCTTCCTAAAATATCCATACGATCATAGGCTGCCTTGTCTCCCAAGCTCCCTGGTTGTATAACACCGGGAGTTAATCTCCATTTATACCACTCCCCTTGATTCCACTTATACCATACTGCTCTATATCTTCCATCTACGCTCGGAATCTCTCCTCTCATAAAACGAGTAGTTTGGGGTCCAGTATATCCACCATTATGAGTTCCGTGGTCGGTAATCCAGATATCGTTGCGGTTATTTGGACAAATGAACATTCTTTTAGTGAATGCACTTACCCCTTGTTCTTGATATTCGTAATAGCCCACTCCATTAACAGGTAGAATTCTCTCACGATTACCATATCTATTTCTCTTAGGGTTAACATCAAATCGAAGAGTTATGCCAGATTTAGGGAATGTATTTTTACAAGAGTTTTCCGCTACAAAAACCCATGTTCGTAGTAACGCTATGGCTACATCAAAATCCATTCCAATGTCTTCTGATTGATATGTCATTAATGTATCTTGAAATTTCTTTGCAAGATCATTTATCTTTGCCGAAGTATTGGACAAAGTAGAATTAACAGGGCTGGTGCAGACATATAGATCTTGCACTATAGTAGCTGCAATCTCGCCAAGATTTGGGTTTACGCCGACAGGAGTAGAGTTAACTATTGCTGAACTTATAGTATTTGGTTCTGGTATCATTATTCGCTTCCTCTGCTTTCCTTCTTTTCATTAATTAAAATGCAAGAATAAAATTAGTATACATGCAGGGATATAAGCGACATTAACGCATAATGCCCTTCATGCTTAACGTAACTTTTAATATCACAGATAGAGCGCGCTGCGCATAATTGGCAAACATCACATTAATAACCAATAAAGAGCTACCCTCCTGCAAGTACGGTCTTTACTGGATTTATGTGGCAGGGTTCACAAAAATACAAAAAAAACTATACTTTTGTTACACACTTTATCGTCAAAAAAGTGTCATATATACACTCTGTATTTACATACAGTTATCCGTGAAAGCTAAGGTGAGATCTGATTTATAAGCCCCCAAAGTTGTCGGGGTATTGTAAGGGCGGAGATGCTGGACTGTAGACGCAGCGTAGGAAGTAAATCGGAGTTTAAGTATTGACGTCCAGGATGAAAAAAATTGACGCTTTGGAGCGACTGGCGGAGAGCCAGCAGATTTTAGAATTCGTGCAATTTTCAATGACAGATAGATCATGGCCTGAAATGAGCCAGCAATGTCAGCAGGGTTACAGCCTAGTGATTGAGCACGTGAGAGAAAGAATAGAGGAGGCGCAGGGGATTATTAATAAGGATTTGAAATAATATCATGCGTTGCTTCGAGCCTGGGCCAGCAGTTCTAACTGCTCGGCCTGACCCATTCCCCTTAACATTTCCACCATCATTTTTTTAGCCTGAAACGACGACGGGCTGAGCGTATGGCTAAACGCCAGATTCATGACAAAGCTGTGTCCACACTCTGCGTTTTTGCAGACGCAATATAGATTCGCCAGCTTAGGGTCCAAGACTTGGCGACTGGTAATAATGGCTTTGTTTCCGCACTCGCTACAGTTAACTTGCATCAGTTTTCATTCCTTCGTTGTAAGCCAGAATTCTAACATATTACCCTTTTTATTGTAGATATTACCTCTTGGCTATGGTTGGCTAGGCAGCTCCGTAAAGCGAATCTGTTTTTGACCAGGTAGCTCGTCATTCAATTTTAAAAACACATGCTGCATGGGGACCACTTCGTTTTCGTAGTAAACGCGGCTGATCTTTTCGATATCCCCAAAACCTCCTGTGTTTTCCGGCATGATGCCGGCCAGCGCCGGCTGAATGCGCCACATGCTTAATACATCGTTACGGCTTAGATTCTTGACCCGCTCGAATTCGTCCTTGGTGGTGATGTCGCCCACGGGAATGATTTTCACCGAGTCGGGTTTGCCGCCGGGTATGTTGATGTAAAGGCTTCTAAAATTGCCCACGCCCTTGCTGGCGCGGATTTGTTCCTTCAGAGATTGTTCGTCTTCGGGGTCCAGCTGGGCATCGGCGGTGTAGAAGATAAAGCCCATGTGCGCGCCGTTGTTGTAGTACTTGCGCCTAAATAGCGTTGCGCTTTCGTTCAGCAAGACGGATTGCAGGCCGCCCAGGTATTGCGGGACGCCATAGATCTGCTGATTCACGTCGTACTCTTTTAACTGAATGATTTCCCCTGGACGAAATGCTAACGGGTCCATCAGGTTAGGCTGAAGCAAACAGAACTGATCCGGCGCTTTCATGCGCCGCATGTTCAACGCGGGAATGTGTTGCAGGCGGACGATCTGACCCAGGCGGTTAAAGAGCTTCTGAAAGTAGCACATGCCAAACACCAGGTAATCGAAGCCGGCGCTCTCCAGATCGGTGGCGCTGAGCACGGGCGACGGCACGTAAAACTTGCGCAGCATGTTGCGCTTAAAGTAGGGAATAGTCCCGTGATGGGCGTTGGCGCGTAGCAGTTTGGCCAGCCCGGTGAGACTGACCGGCGGCGCGTAATAGTCGCCATGGGGATTCAGAAACACGCCCAGGTAAGAGGTCAGCGTCGTGTCTAACACGGCCTCGGGCGCGCCAAAGCTAAATGCTGTCGGGGAAGTTTGCTTGCTCATAGGGGGATGCTCTTCTATCCGGCCATGGCGATGGAGCCACGGCGCTGCTTACGGTCCAAGGGTTCATTGCTAAGTGCATGCATGATTGACCAGGCCACGTCGGCGTGGCCGGTTTTGCTGCTGCGGTCGGCCACATAGGTGACCAGGTCGTTGCCGGTGGTGGTCTGCTTCACCTGCAGGAACGCCTGGGGAATGTCCGTGTGCTCCGCGTCCCACTCAATGCGGGCGTTTTCGATCACGTCCATGGCTTTCAACACCAGGGCGGTTTTGGCGTTCAGGCTGTAGTGAATGGGCGTGGCGCGAGGGTAAAAGGATTTCACCTGTTCGAATACGCCGAGGCCCGGGCCGGTGCAGTCGATGCCGACAAACTGCACGTTGTAGCGTCCTAACAGATCCTTGATGCGGTTCGCCTGATAGCTGAACGCGCCTTTTAACTGGATCTTTTCCAGCACGCGGAACTTACCAGCGGGATGCATCGGCGGCGCCACCACCACCACGGTGGAGCGATCCCCCGTGCGCGCCGGATCGTAGCCCAACCACACGGGATAGTTTGCAAACGGGCGCGGCTGCCTGGGCTTGAAGTCGGACCAGACCTCGCCGCTGCATACGGCGCAGCTTAGCAAGTCGTCCAGCTTGAACACGGACAAGCCCGCTTCCATGAACGCGCACATAAACAGGTTGTTGAATTCCGCCTCCGTGTATTCCTGTTTCAGCTCGTCGATGTCGAACAGGTCGCAGCCCTGATCCGCCGCATCCTCTACCGTCACCACATTCCGCCAGACCTTATCCGGTCCCAGCTGGCCCTCCCGTAACGCCACCCGCGACAGATCAAACTCGACCTTATGCCGGCGGCTCTCGTTGTAGCGCTCGCCGCTCCACAAGGTGTACGCGCCGTGGCTTTTCACCGATGGCGTGGAAAAGTACGTTTTGCGCCATTTCTTATGCGCCGCCATGCCGCTGGCCAACTTGTTGAGCCGGTCAAAGTCGGGAATCCAGAACACTTCATCAATGTATAAATGACCGTGGTAACCCTGGGCGGTGCGGCCATTGGTGGACACGAAGCGCAACTCCGCGCCGTTGCTGAGCGGGATCACGTCCACGCCTTTCAATTCCGTGTCGAAATACTCCCGCGCGAACTTGAGGATGTAGGCTTTAAATATGTCCGCCTGGGAACGGCTGGCGGATAGAAAGATCTGGTTATCGCCGGACGTGATGGCGTCCTGGAAGGCCTCCCAGGCAAAGTAATAGGTGGCGCCGATCTGGCGCGACTTCAGAATAAAGCGTGTGCGCTGGTTTTTGTTGTCGTGCCAGCGGTGCTGGTAGTCGTAAAACAGTTCCTTGCGGATCGTCTCCAGACGCTCCGGGGTAATCGCGCTGACGTCATTTTTAACGCCGCGCTTTTTCTTCTTACGGTTGCCGCTGGCGTCGCCGTGTTCCGCCTGCGCTTTCTCCCTCGCGGTTTTGGCTTTCTTTAAATCAATGCCGGCCAGCTTATCCAGCAGGTTGCTAAGGCGGTCCAGTTCCTGGAAGTCGGCGGCGGTTTTGCTGGGCTTCTCCACCAACAACACCATACGCCGGGCGGTGGCCTGCTCGACGGTTTCGTGCTGCAACATGTCTTTCCAGTTGTGCCGCTCAATCCACTGGTAAATAACGCGGACGTTATTAATCCCCAGCTGCTGCTGGATTTCCGCCGGCGTGATATGGCGAAGAAAAAGGCCCTTCGCCGCTTCGATAATTTCAGGGGGGTAACGTGATGACATGCGGCCCAGTTTAAGGGCTTTTTGGCGGCGTTAATCCTGGTTTAACTCCTTGTTATTCCTACTAAAAACGACAAGGAAAAACGCGCATTCAAAGCCTTTGCCGGGTTCGGTCGGAATGCCTATCTTGGCGTCATCGCAACGACTGACGGACCCGAACCCATGCCCCGGACCCTGCATACTGATTTTGTCAAAGTGGCCACCAGCGGACCCACGATCGACGGGCGCAACATCGCCGCCCAGGACATTATCGACATGGCCGCTAACTACGACCCCGCCGAATACACGGCCAACATCTGGTACGAGCACATCCGCATTTTTGGCAACCTCGGCCAGGTGGTGGCGGTGAAGCACGAACAGGACGACAAAGGCCGGGAATGTTTGTTCGCCAAAATCGCCCCCTCGGACCAACTGATTTTGATGAACACCAGCGGACAAAAGCTGTTTACCTCTATCGAGATCCAGCCGAATTTCGCGGGAACCGGCAAAGCCTACTTAGCAGGCCTGGCAGTGACTGACTCGCCGGCCAGCCTCGGCACCTCGGAACTGCGCTTTAACGCCCGGGCGCAACACCCGGACAACCTGTTTACCGCCCCGATTGAACTAGCGCCGCTGCGCGTGGACAACCCGACCAGCCTGTTTTCCCGGCTCATGGGCAAGTTTGCGCGAGCGGAACCCAGCCACGAACCCAACGAGCAAGAGCACGCCATGACGGAAGACCAATTCAACCAGCTTAACCGCGCCTTGGCGGACGGCTTCGCCAGCCTCGCGGACAAGCTAAACGCCAACGACGACGCAGCCCAGAAAGAACCGGAAACCCCCGACCTGGCGCAAGCCCTGGCGGACATCAAAGCCGAATTCGCCGACCTAAAGACCGCGCACGACAGTTTAAAGGCCGAGTTCAGCGCCGCCCTGGAAGAAGCGCCCGGCACCCTGACCCCGGAAGGCGTCGGCGACGCCGCGCCGCGCGTGCTGTAACTCCAACCACCTACGAGCGGACCGAATGAACTTTAAAACGAAACAACTATTCAATGACATGTGCGCCGCCATGGCGGCCACCTATGGCGTAGGCTCCGTCGCGGAGCAGTTCAATGTAGAGCCCACTATCGCCCAGGAGTTGCAGGACAAGATCACCGAAAGTTCGGAGTTCTTGCAGCTGATTAACGTGGTGGCGGTGGACGAGCTGAAAGGGGAAAAGGTGATCGGCAGCGTGACCGGCTTTGTGCCCAAACGCACCGACACTGACAGCGCCGACCGCCAGACCAGCGACGTGCTGGCCCTGGGCAGTAAAGGCTATGAGCTGCACCCGGTGGAATACGACACCCACATTAAATACAAAACCATCGATTCCTGGGCCAAGTTTCCCGACTTCCAAGCCCGTTACGGCGGATGGGTGCGCAAGGCGATCAGTCTTTCCAAGCTCCGTGTGGGCTGGCTGGGCACCAGTTGCGCCTTGCCCGCCACTAAGCCTGGCGACCACCCCAACGGCGAGGATGTGAACAAAGGCTGGTTGCAGCAACTACGAGAATTTAAATCCGGTTCGCAGTGGTTCGTCGAAGGCGCGACCGCCGGCCAGATCCGCATTGGCGAGGGCGGCGACTTCGCCAACCTGGACGCCGCCGTTCACGCCTGCTTACAGATGGTGGACGAACTGCATCGCGACGGCGGCGACCTGGTGGTGATCATGGGGCGGGATCTGCTGGCGGAGGACAAAGCGCAGCTGTACGCGGCGCAAGGTCACAAGCCAACGGAAAAAGAGCGCCTGGAGAATCAGGCCATTATCCGCACCTATGGCGGTTTACCTGCGATCACCGCGCCCTTTTTCCCGGCCCGAGGCCTGCTGATCACCAGCCTGGATAACCTGAGCCTTTACTACCAGGCCGACAGCCTGCGCCGTCAGGTGATCGACAACCCGAAACGCAACCGCGTGGAAGACTTCAACAGCCTGAACGAAGGCTATGTGATCGAGGACGAAACCAAGGCCGCCGGCTTTGAGTTCGCCAACGTGAAGTTGCCCACGGGCGCCGGCGACTGGGCTTAACCCATGCCGTTGCTGACCGTTCAACACAAACAGCGCCGTCTCGCCAGGCAGGCCGCTAGCGACGCCTTAACGGCGGCGGAGGTAGCGCGCAATTCGCCAGTAATGAATAGCGCCCTGTCTCCCCGGGTGCGGGGCGATTACCAGGTGGCGCTGGCGGCGCTGACGCAATGCCGGGAGCAGCTGGCCGAGCTGGACAGCATCCCCGACAAGGTGGCGTTAAAGGCGCGCGTACTGCCCCAGTTCATGGATTTTTTGCAGGCGTACCGGGATAGCGGCCAGCGCTACCCCAACGAAGTATTGGTGTTCTGCGTCATCTGGCTGTTCGACGTGGGCGACATCGAAAGCGCCCTGAGTTGGGCGGGGCTCGCCATCGAGCAACAGCAATGCATGCCCGGCCACTTTAAACGGGATCTGCCGACCTATGTGCTGGAAGAGGTCCACGACTGGGCGGAGCGTCAGTTCAAGGCCGGCGACAGCGCCAGCCCCTACCTGGACGACGCGGCGGCGCGTTTAACCTCGCAGGCCTGGCCGACGGCTAACGACATTGTCGCCGGCAAGCTGTACCGCCAATGCGGGCTGAACGCGGAGCAAAACGGCGACCTGAACGCGGCGCTTACCTACTTCGAGCAGGCGCAGGCAGCCAACCCGGCGGCGGGCTGTAAAACCCGCATCGCCAAACTACAGGCCAAGCTAGGACTGGCCTAACCGACTACCCACCCAGGCGGGCGCCTGGGGGCGCTGCCGGCCTCGCGCCGCGTCAGCGGAACCCAGTGCGCGCCGCCTTCTTATTTGGAGGCTGCGACCATGAGTTTCAGCGGTAAAAGCAACGCCGTGATAGAGGCGACGCTCGCCAATGACGGCTTTTTCCCGGACCTGTCCCTGGCGGCGTTCCAACGGGTTTACCGCATACCGGCGGAGTACCACGGGGACATGGTCGCGGCCCATGTGCGCCAGGCCATGCTGGACATTAATTTCAGCCTGGCGATGCGCAAGGCGGAATGGCTGGGCGGCGGCTTTAAAACCTTGGACGCGGTCGGCGCGGAGCAGTTGGACGGGCGCAACGTGCTGGTCCTGTACTACCTGCGCGCCGTGTCCTGTCGCGCCAAAGCGTCGTTGCTGAACGCCTTCGCCACCATGAACCGACGGGCGCAGGCGGAGAACCTGGCCAAAGAATCGGACGACACCGAGCAGCAATTGCTAAGCGACAGCGTGCGCGCCCTGCGTCGCCTGCTGGGCGCGGCCACGGGCATTACGGCGGAGTTGCTGTAATGGCCCTGGCGAAGCTGCGCGACCTGACCCGCTTTCTCCTGGCCCAGGATCTGGCGCCGGCGGAGCAGTGGGACAGCTGGATGGAAAACGGCGCCCTGGAGGCGGCGGACAAACGCCTGGGCGCAGGCGTGCGGGTGTGTCGTCTGAAATATGACGCCGTGCTGGTGGTGGAACGCTACTGCGGCCCGCCGCAACTGCTGATCGCCCACGTGGTCACCTGGTTGATGGATCACGACCCGGAACGGGAGCGGGACGGCCTGGGCCACCCCGATATCGACGTGGACGTAAACGGCGACGACACCGCCGACATAGAAATCCGCATCGGCTTTTACGAAAACCTCGACCTGGTGCGCGACGACGCCGGCGCGATCCAGTTTAACGGCGCGCGCTGGCGGGTGGAGTCGGTCCCGGTGTACGAGCCCGACGCGGTCGGCGTGGGCGACGATAAAGCTTTGCCCACGGATGCGCCCTATGTCCGTAAAAATTGAGGTCGGCGGCCATCTGAAACTACAGCGCCAGCTGGCCCTTTTGAAACTGCCGGCGGCCAAGCGCAAGCGGATTCTGGGACAGATCGGGCGCCAGGTGCGCACCCAGTCGCGCAAGCGCCTGCGCAGCCAGACCGGCATGGACGGTCAGCCCTGGGAAGCGCGCAAACAGGGCAATAAAAAAATGCTGCGCGGATTGAGCAAACGCCTGGCGGTGTTCGCCGGCGTGGACCGGGTGACGATCACCTTTAAAAACGCCCTGGTCGGACGTATCGCACGCATGCAGCAAGAGGGCGTCACGGAAGTGATGACCCGCGCCCGCATGCAACAGCGCCACGGCCAACCCGACTACGCCGCCCCGGCCACCCGGGGCCAGGCCAGGCAATTGCGCGAAGCCGGATTCACGATCCCGCGCGGCCAGGGACGCGGACGCAAACGGCCCACGCTGAAGTGGGTCACGCAACACCTGACTTTCGGCCAGGCCGGCGCCGTGCTGCGCGCGCTGACCGACAAGCCGCGCCAGGGGCGCTGGCTGATTCCCCTGCCGGCGCGCAGCTTTTTAGGGGCGACGCAGCACGACATTGACGCGTTCATTGATCGCATTTTTGAACAGACATTCAAGCAGGCAACGAAGGGTTAACCATGGCGCAAGGCAAGGTCACCATCAATAACTTGAACCTCTCGCAGGGAAACTTCCCCGAGGTGGAGCGCAAGGCGCTGTTTATCGGCGTAGGCGCTAAGAACCTGGGACGGGTGCTGTCGCTGAACACCCAAAGCAACCTGGACGAGAGCCTGGGCGCGGACGACAGCGCTCTAAAAACCAACGTCGCGGCGGCCAAGGCCAATGGCGGCGAGAACTGGCAGGCCTACGCGGCCCCGATCAACAGCGGCGATCCCTGGGAAGCCGCCCTGGATCAGGCCATGTTGACCGTATCGCCGGAACTGGTGGCGCTGTGTTCGCCGGCGGCGGACGCCGCCGCCATCGAGGCGATGCAGACCAAAGCGGAGTTGATCCGCACCACCATAGGCCGGCGCGTCATCGTGCTGACGGCCAGCGCCGGGATTGATGCGGAGACGCAAAGCTGGAGCGATTACGAGGCGGCCCAGGCGGCGATTACCCACGGCGCGGCCTGTCCTCGCGTGGCGGTGATTCCCCAACTGCACGGCAACGACTTAGGCGTGCTGGTGGGGCGTCTGTGTAACCGGGCGGTGAGTATCGCCGATAGCCCGATGCGCGTCGCCACCGGCTCCGTGTTGGGTCTGGGGGACGCCCCCGTGGATCGCGACGGCGTAGAGCTGCCGGACGCCACCCTGGCGACCCTGGACGCCAACCGCCTGTCCTGCGTGCAGCGATACCCGGATTACCCAGGCACCTACTGGGGCGACTGCAACCTGCTGGACGTGCCGGCGGGCGATTACCAGGTGATTGAAAACCTGCGCGTCGTGGACAAGGCCGCGCGCGCCATTCGCATTCTGGCCATTGCGCGGGTGGCGAATCGTTCGCTGAATTCCACGCCCGTGAGCATCGCCGCCAATAAAACCTATTTCATGCGCCCGCTGCGCGAGATGAGCAAAAGCGTCGTTTTTGCGGGCGAACATTTTCCGGGGGAGATCAAAAGCCCCAAGGACGACAGCATCGAAATCGTGTGGCCAACCAAAACCCGGGTGGAGGTGTACTTGAAAGTACAGCCCTACAACTGCCCGAAGGACATTACCGCCAACATCATTTTGGATCTGTCCCATTAACACGGAGGAACAACCATGAGTCAAAAGCGCCTCTCCGGCAAAGACATCGACGTGATGATCGGCGACATGCTGGTGCATGTGGAGGAAGTCACTTTGAGCATTGAGGACGCCACGGCGGTGACCAAAACGCGCGGCATTCCTAACGGCTACGTAGACGGCGAAGTCAGCGCGTCCGGCGATATCACAGTGGACACCACCAACCTGCAAACCATTTTAGACGCGGCCAAGGCCGCCGGCAGTTTCCGCGCCCTGGAGCCGTTCGACCAGGTGTTTAACGGCGCCACCAGCGGCGGGGAACTGCGCATCGAGGCGTTCGGCTGCAAGTTAAGAATTTCGGATCTTCTCAACGCCAAAGCCAGCGGCGGCGAACAGCTGACCCACAAACTGGCCTACGACGTGACGGACCCCGACTTTGTGCGCATTAACGGCGTGCCCTATGTGGACGCGTCGGAAACGGAAAAGCTGGTGTAAGTCATGGCAAGGGACATCTTAGACCAAGCCGCCGAGTTGCAAGAAAAGCTTAACGCGCAGGCGTTAGCCCGGCAGCTGGCCGGCTCCACCCTGGGCCAACCCAGCCGCGCCGTCTGCATCGACTGCGAGGACGCCATTCCGCTGCTACGTCAGCAACTCGGCGGGGTCTCCCGCTGCGTGGAATGCGAAGACTACTACCAACATGCGCAACGGCAAATACGCCAAAGGGGGCGTGGATGATCGCTATCAACTATGAACAACTGCGCGCGGCGGTGCGTAACCAGGGCCACCGTTTTTTTGAAAGTGGCGATTACAACCTGAACCTGGTGGGCGTGCGCGCCCAGGATCGCCACGCCAACACCTTTAACGATTTGCTCTGTGTGGCGTTTCAGATCCAAGGGAAAACCCACTGCTTTAGTTTCCCGGCGACCACGGACCCCGGCGTTTATTGGCGCGAACACCTGGCCAACGAAAAAGGGACCGCCATCGTCGCGCCGGGCCAATACGCAGGCGTGTGGGCGCTGGGCAAACATCAAGGCAAGTATGAAGCCCTGGTGCAGCGCGGGCCGATTACTGTGTTTCGGGATAAGGACCGCAACGCCCAGCTGGACGCCCAGGGAGAAACCGAAACGGGGCTATTCGGCATCAATTGCCACCGCGCCACGGAAGCGGGCCAAAGCCTTCGGGTTGATCGCTGGTCAGCGGGCTGTCAGGTCATTGCGGACAGCGCCGACTTTGATGTGCTGATGGCCTTATGTCGCAAGGCGGCGGGGCTGTATGGACCCCGTTTCACTTACACCCTGTTGAACGAAACCGAGGTGAACCGATGAGCCTGTTAAGCAAAGTGGTGGACGTGGTGACCGGCGGCCTGGCGGACAGAGCTTACCAAGTCGTCAAAGACTATTTCCCGCCGGACATGAGCGAGGCGCAGCGCGCCAATGTGCAGCTGGCGCTGGACAAGCTGGAGCTGGAACGCAAACAGCAGGCGGAGCAAGCGCGCCAGGCGGCGGAAAAGCAGTTAACCGAACGCATCAAGGAACTGGAGGGCAGCGCCAAAGACCTGCTGCGGCTGCCCATCCTGGGACCGCTGATGTTGTTTCTGCGGGGCTGTCAGCGCCCGGTGTGGGGCTTCGCCACCCTGTATCTGGACTGGATGTGGTTTAGCGCCTGGACCCTGGACGAACAGCAACAAACCGCGCTGATCACCATCAACGTGCTGGTGTTGGGATTCCTGTTTGGCGAGCGCGCGCTGGCCAACGCCGCGCCCCGCATCCTGCACTTTATGAAAGCCCGTAAAAGGGGGTGACCCATGCACGACAAAGCCGCGTCAGCGGCGGCTTACGCCAGCTCCGCCGTGGCGACCTTATTCGGTTTGAGCCTGAGCCAGGTGGTCGCCTTGGGCGGGCTGCTGATCGCCGCCGCCACCTTTGTGATGAACTGGTATTACAAACAAAAGCATTTAGACCTGGCCCGCGAGCAGGCCAGCCAACAACGCAACGGAGTTAACCAAGATGAGCAACCCAACCACCCAACTGATTGACGTTACGGCAGCCGGCCAGGACTTCAGTTTTAACGTGACCCGCGAGGCGTACAACAAGTACGTCAACGCGGTGACGCCTAACAACAAGATCGCCCCCAGCCATAACTTTTTGGTCGGGACCATCGCCCAGGAGCAGCGCGACGCCCTGGTGAAACTGATCCGCGACATGCCCGGCGCGGAGGTGCAGCTAGCCGGCGCCGTGCTGGAGGAGTACACCCCGGATCTGGGCATCGTGGCAAAAAAGCGCAGCGCATAGCGGACCAGATCGCCGCCAACGGTTACGACCAGTTGCGCGCCTACGCCGCCAAGTGGCTGCCGGGACAGGACCAGGACGAACAGGTTTTAGGGTTCGCCCTGTTTCTGGAAACCGACTTTTGGAAACGCCAGGAAATCGCCATCGCGAACGGCATCGCCAAAGCCTTAAAAGGGTAAGACCCCATGAGCAACAAACTCGAAAAACTGATGTTCAGCGTGTCGCTGATCGACCGGGCGAGCGGCGTCGCGGGCAAGATCCAGCACAGCCTGGACAAGCTGACCCAGCACGCCACCCGGGGCTTTGTGCAGATGGCCGCCGGCGCGACGGGTTTGCTGGGCGCGGGCGTCGCCCTGGAAAGCATGCTGGGGCCGGCCATCGAGATGGACCGCGCCTTGGGGGAAGTCAAAAGCCTGGGCGTCGCCAACGAAGCCTTGCGCACCCTGGAGGAAACCGCGCTGCGCTTTTCCATTCGCTACGGCGAGGCCGCCGACGACTTTGTGCGCTCCAGCTACGACATTCAAAGCGCGATTGCCGGGCTAAGCGGTCGCGAGCTCGCGGCCTTTACCGAGGCCGGCGGCGTGCTGGCCAAGGCCACCAAATCCGACAGCGCCACGATCACCAATTACATGGGGACCATGTACGGCGTGTTCCAACGTACGGCGGAGCAGATGGGCAAGGCGCAATGGGTGCAACGCCTGGCCGGCCAAACCGCCAGCGCGGTGCAGATGTTCAAAACCACGGGGGCGGAAATGGCGGCGGCCTTTAGCAACCTGGGCGCGGAAGCGCAAAGCCAGGGCGTGGCCATGGCGGAGCAAATGGCCGTGCTCGGCTCGCTGCAGGCGACCATGAGCGGGACCGAGGCCGGCACCAAATACAAGGCGTTCTTAGCCGGCGTCGGCAACGCCCAGAAAGCCCTGGGTCTGGCGTTCACGGATAGCCAAGGCCGCTTATTGCCCATGGTGGAGATCCTGACCCGCATTCAAGGCAAGTTCGGCGACATCGACACGGTGGCCAAGGCGGACCTGTTGAAACAGGCCTTCGGCTCCACGGAAGCGGTGGGCCTGGTCAAGCTGCTGATGCAGAACACGCAAGGACTGGCCGGCGCTATTGACCAGCTGGGGGCGCAGACCGGCATGGACAAAGCGCGGACCATGGCCGAGGCCATGATAGATCCCTGGCAGCGCTGGGCGGCGGGCGTCAACGCGGCCAAGGTCAGCCTGGGGCGGGCGTTCCTGCCTTTGCTGCAACCGCTGTTAGAGCGGTTGACCGCCGGCGCGGAGACCCTGACGCGCTGGACCCGATTGTTTCCGAACCTGACCCGTTTGGTGGCGATCGCCACGTTAACCGTGATCGGGTTGGTGGCGGCGGCCTCCGCCTTCGCCCTGGCCGCCGGCGTCGCCCAGCTGGTCCTGGCGGGCTGGCATGCGGTGCTTTTGCTGGGAGCGGGAGCCATGCGCGCCTGGTCGCTGGCGGTCAGCGCCGGACGCGCGGCGCTGTTCCTGTTGCAGATCGGCACCTACCTGGCGGCGGGCGCCTTTACCGCCATGCGCGCGGCCCTGCTGACCGGCGCGGCGGCGACCTGGGCGTTTTCCACCGCGCTGCTGGCCAACCCCATTACCTGGATCGTGTTGGGCGTGGTGGCGCTGATCGCGGCGCTGGCCGCCCTGGTGATCTATTGGGATGAGGTCAGCGCGGCGGCGTCCGCCGCCCTGGGCTGGATCGTGGAAAAGTGGACCGGCTTACGCAGCCTGATCGAGGACAACGCCTTTTTAAGCGTGGTATTCGCGCCGCTGTTGGCGGCGGCGGATCTGGCGGGATGGGTGATTAATTCGTTTGGAAAGATCCCCGACTGGTGGGCGCAGTTTACTGACTGGCTGGCGCAGCTGGACCCGTTCGCGGTGATCGGCGCCGGGGTGGATTGGTTGATAGACAAAATCAACGCCATTCCCGGGATCGACCTCGGCGACGGCGGCGAGATCCAGCTATCGGAAAAAGTGCGCCAGGAGCGCGAAAGCATCCAGCGCTTTGCGCCGGCCCTGGACGAAGGCCGGGTGAACCAGACGCCGCCCGGGGGCTTTCTGCAGCAAGTCAGCAACGCCAATACGACTAATAACCGGGGCGTGACCGTGGAGAAACTGGAGGTGAACGCCACGGGACCGGTGAACGGTTTCATGCTGGCGGACGAACTGAGCATGGCGGCGGGGTAAATCGTGGCGGACTTTATCGACCTGCACATCGTTAACAACGATATCAGCCTGGACGCTATCGGCGTGCCGCAGGAGATCAGCGGGCGCGCCTCTATCGCCCAGGATATTAAACACATGATCCGCGACAGCGGTCTGCTGGTGGAGCTGATCGGCGAACGCAACCCGGAAAAAGTGGCGCTGAACCTGAGCCGCATCGAAACCCGGGTGGAGAACGACGCCCGCATTACGCCTGGCACGGCCAAGGTTACGCGCACGGATCTGGAAACGGTGTATATCACCGCCAAAACCCTGAAATACGGACACATCGAGTTTTACCTATGAACGATCACCACGCGGACTTTGCGCGCCTGGTCAAAGAGGCCGGCATTCCGACCACCGAGGCGGAGTTAAAAACCGTCTGGGAAAACGAAGTCGCCGCCCAGGGCGTGGCGTTCAGCAACAACAGCGAGTATTCGCCCTGGTGGCGCATCGTGTCGGCGCTGGTGACCAAGCCCGTGCTCTGGCTGGTGGATCTGCTGATGACCGGCGTCCTGCCGCAAATGTTCGTGAAGACGGCCAGCGGCTCCGCCCTGGATCTGCTGGCCTGGGGCGTGGCGGTAGAGCGCAAGCAGGCGGCTAAGGCGCGCGGACGCGTGCAGTTCACCCGGGGCGATTTGTCCGGAGAGCTGGAAATCGCGGCGGGAACCGTCATTCAGAGCGCGAGTATTAACGGGCGCATCTATCGTCTACAGACCACCCGGGCGCAACGCTTTAAAGACGGCGAAGCCCACTTGCGGGTGGAGGTGGAAGCGGCGGACACGGGCAGCGGTTACAACCTGGCGGCGGGCTATTACGCCGTGACGCCGAGCCCCATCCCGGGGGTGACGGTGACCAACCTGGATAACTGGCTGTTGCAGCCCGGCGCGGATCGCGAGACGGACGACGCGCTACGTCTGCGAGTGCGTAACCAGTTCAGCGCGGTGAACCAGTGGCACACCGACGCGGTGTATACGGCGATTATCGCCCGTTTCGACGGCGTCAGCGTGGATAACGTGTTTTTTGAACATGAGGCGCCGCGCGGCCCCGGCACGGCCAACGCCTTTATCTTGTTTGAAACCGGGACGCCGGACGCGGCCTTTTTGGCGCGCATCCAGGCGCGGATCTCCGACGAAGGCAACCACGGCCACGGCGATGACCTGCAGGTGTTCGCCATGCCGGAAACCCCGCACGACGTCAGCGCCGATCTGTGGGCGGACAGCGCCCTGGATGCGGACGCGCGGGAGCAGCTAAGGCAGGCGGTGACGCAGTTTATTCGGGCGGCGTTTCGGGAGAATCAGGACTACCAGCCGACGCGGACCTTTCCGTTTAGCCGGTTTTCCTTCAGTCGCCTGGCGCAGGAATTACACACGGCGTTTCCGGCGCTGTTATCCATTGATTTTAAAACCCGCGATATCACCAGCGGGATGGACATTCCCCGGCTGAAATCGCTGACGGTGACCTTGCCATGATCGAGATTAAATTGCCGTTTTGGCTGGGCGGGGAGCAGCTGGCCAAACTGGCCCGCGCCGCCCGTCGCTATTGGGAGCGGGTGGAACACTGGTTGCGCTGGCCGCTGCGTCAGATCGACGCGGAGACCTGCGCCCTGGGCGTGCTCAACCTGCTGGCCTGGCAGCGCAATATCGCGCGCTTCGCCGGCGAGCCGGAACGACTCTACCGGCTGCGGGTGAAGTACGCCTACGCCAACGCGGTGGACGCCGGCAGCATCGCTGGCTTCAAGCGCATCATGCTGCGCTTGGGGGTGGGTTATGTGGAGATGGAGGAACGCGCCCCGGGGCGGGACTGGGACGTGATCATCTTGCGTCTGTCGGATAACCAGTTAAGCGACAACCCGGAGCTATTGCGCATCATCCTGCAAATGTACGGGCGCACCTGTCGCCGCTATGAGTTCGCCTTGATTACGCCTGTCACGGTCGGCGTGCGCGTGGGGGAATTTGACTGGGACCAGCAAACCCTGACGGCGACCTTGCCGAACAGCCTGCGCCTGACCTTACGCCTGGCGGAGCCTAACCACGATTCACAACAGTTAGTCGCACGACTTTAAAGGAGTTTTTACCATGCCTGTGATCACCCTCGCCGGGGAACGTTTGATCGCCCAGAAACAAGCGGCGGGCGCGCCGCTGACCATTGACGGTTTTGTGCTGGCCAACGTGCCGGGACTGGACCCCGTCGCCCCTATTGACCGGGGCGACTTTGAATTTAACTGGATCGGTCTGGTGTCCTCTTCTGACGATAACGCGGTGGTGGCCATCGCCCATGTGCCGCTGCAACAGAAGCGCAAAACCCAGGGCGGCGTCACCGGCAACGCGATCACCCGCAACTTTATGCTGGAGTTCAACGGCGCGCAGTCGCTGACGGATATCACCGTCAGCGCCGACACCTGGCAGATTGATTTCACCGCGCGCCTGCTGGGCATCGACGAGCGCGAGCGTTTGAGCAATCAGGATTTTTACGGCGCCGCCACCTTCATTCAAGACGGGTTTAAAGTGGTGCGCGCGGGTGGGCGCTTCGCATTGCAGCCCGGCGTCGGCTATGTGGGCGGCGTGCGTATCGAGCTGACCGAGCCCTTAGCCGTCACGGTCACCGCGTGGCCCGCCAGTATTTGGGTGGACGCGGCGCTGGTGGGAGACGTGAGCGGCGTGGAGGCGCGCTTGCAGGTGATTGTCGCGGACCAGGCCGAAGGCGGCCCCGACGTTAACGGCGTGCGTCACTATGTGGCGAAGCTGGCGGATATCGCCATAGATGGCGTTATTACAGATCGCCGTCCGCTGGCGGTCACTGCGATCAAGGACGCCCTGAAAGCGCATAAGGCCAACTCTGACCCGCACCCGCAATACCTGACCGATGGCCAGGGGCGTAGCGTCGCCAGCGAGGTGGCCAAGTCGGCGTTGACCGCGCACCAGGCGGACGCCGATCCGCACGCGCAATACCTGGACACGGACAGAGGGAAGAAAGTCGCGGCGCAAGTGGCGCAGGGCTTTATGGGCGCGCATATGGCCCAGGCGGACCCGCATCCGAATTACCTGCGCAAGGACCAGTTCACGACGCTGATTTCCGGGCGCAAAAACTTGTTGATCAATCCCTATTGTTCCGTGTGGCAAACCGGCCCCGCCGTGGTGAGCCCCACCCACTTAACGTATCTGGCCGATGGCTGGCGGTTGCATCGCGCCAATAAGTTCAACGGCGAGCTGAACGCGCATTTGCTGGATAACAAGCAAGGCATGGCGTTGACCTGCACCGCCGCGTCCACTCGTAATTCGCTGGTGAGCGTGGTGCAGTACGTCGAGGCGTCCACCTTGCAACCGATCACCCGCCTGGGCAAAACCAGCAACATCAAAGCGGTGTTTAAAGTGCGCTTCTGCGCCAATTACACCGGCAAACTGGGCGTGGCGGTGCATAACCACGACACCAGCCTGCTGCTGGGTTGGAAGGCGTTGGCCGTCACCGGCGGCGCCACCTTTCCCTTTCAAGAGGTGGAAGTCGCCTTTGAGTTTGCGGACCACCACTTAAGCACAGAGCGAACCGGCGTCGGGATTAGCGTGTCCGTGCATATCGAGGACGACAGCCATTATGGATTTGCGGCCAAGGCCAACAACCAGCTGCGCCTGCATGCGATGCAGTTGGAGCTGGGCGAAACGTCCAGCGAATTTGAACCGATCTCATTGCATGAAGCCCTGGCGCAATGCCAACGCTATTACCGCGCGGTGACGATTCCCTACTTGCAAGGATGGACCACTGACCAGGAGCGCTTCACGGTGGGGAGTCTATGGTATCCCACTATGCGCGTGCCGCCGGCGGTCAGTCTGTTGGACCTCCATATCACGGGCGGCAATTTCGTCAGAGCGGAAGGGGTCACCGATAAAAACTGTTATCTCACCCTGGAACCCAACGGCAGCGGACACACGGCGGTCAGGCAAGGCAGAGCCATTTTGGACGCCCGCTTTTAAGGAGTAAGACACGATGACGAAACGCTATCTAGAAAACCAATTTGGTGAGTTTGTGTGTGACTGCACCACGTACCCGGCGCACTTTAAAACCCAGATCCTGGCGGAGGTGGAAGCCGGCGCCGCGACGCTGAGCCCGTTTGACCGCAGCGCGGCGGCGTTGGCCGACAAGCAACGCGCGGAACGCGCCTGGCGTGACCTGGAATTGAAGCGCGCGGACATAGAACTATTCAAAGTGGAGGACCAGAACAGCGACGGCCAGGCGCAGCGCTGGCGGGCGTATCGTTGCGCCCTGCGCGACTATCCCCAGCAGGCGGATTTTCCGAATGGACCCCGGCCCAGCGCGCCGAATCTTCGGCCCGAGGCGTTATGAGCTGGCGACTGACGGCGTTCAACGCGTCAACGACGGAGGCGCAAGCCGTCGCCCTGGCGGCGCCGATCCTGACGGGCGCGGACGCGTCCCTGGCCGATGCCAGCGCACGGGTGCAAGGCGTGTCGCTCGCGTACTCACCAAATCCCCTGGCGACGCAGGCCAGCGAAGCCGCAGCGGCGCGGGAGGCTTACCAGGCGCTTATGCACTACGAAGGCCAGATCCTATGCGTGCATCCGTTTCAGGAAGGCGTGGCCGATGGCAGCGGGTTGTATCGCTATTTGTCCGCACCCAATGCGGCGGCGCGCCTGGCGGCCAAACTGACCGACGCCCAGGACGCAGGCCGGCCCCTGGGCCAGCTGGACGCGGTCGCCCTGTTGATCGTGGCGCGGGATCTGGCGGGCTTCGCCGAACGCCTGGCGGCTTTCAACGCGGTATTCCCCGCGCCGGAGCTGCAACTGGCGCAGCGGCGGGCAGCGCAGCTGGCCACCCTGGAGCAGGAAAAATGGTTGCTACCGGATGCCCCTCTGACACCGCCTTGGGTGGCTCGCGATGGCCTACAAATCCCGCGCCTGGCGCAGCACGGGCGCGCGGTCGGGGCGCAGCTGGCGACGGCGCAAGGCTACGCAGCGGAAACGCCAAGCCCGATAGCGGAGTTACAGGCCGTCATTGAACGAAAGCGCCAACACCTGCAACAGCTGCAAAGCCACTACGACCAGTTAAAAAGCCAGCTGACCGGACAGGCGGGTTATGCGCTTTACGCCGAGGGCGATGCGTCAGCCGTGGCGGCGCAGTTACAAGCAGGCGCGCCCGGGCATGAATACGTGCTGACGGCGGGGGCGTTGTTTGTCGCTGACGCGGGCCGGCTGACCTTTTTAAAAGAGACTTTCGGATTATGAGATTGAACGACTTTACCGTTCCCGGGACCGAATTAACGGTGACGGGCAATCTGCGCATCGAGACGGAGGACCTGGGCGGCCAGACCAGCGGCACGGATCGCGCCAATAAGGGCATCAAGCCGAAAACGCTGACCGTGTCCCTGTTGATCCTGAAGAAGCACGCCAGCGACTTAACCGACTTGGTGAAAGTGGCGGAAGCGGAGGACGGCGCCGGCAAGCTACGCGTTTACGACATTGTCGAAGATACTGCGCGAGCGATGAACGTGCGCCAGGTGCAATTCACCGGGGCGTTCGTGTGCAAGGATCTGTCCCCCAGCCAGGCCTGGCGCGTCAGCTTCACCCTGGCGGAATACCTGAGCGTGGCCGAGAAAACCGAACAGCGCCGCGACCTGAGCCAGGTGGAAGCCCAGCAGGCCACCGGGGAAACCATCGCGGCCCAGGAAGACGCGCCCGCCGCAGGGGAAACCCTGACCGGCTTTGAAACCTTTCTGAGCAAGGTGGACAAGGCGCTGGCATGAAGCTGCATAAATCCCTATGCGTGGGCGGAACGCCGCTTAAATTGGTCTCTGAAGACGTGCGTCTGGCGTTGTTCAGTCCTGGGCGGGCGGTGTTTACCGTGCAGGCGGACGTGCCCTTGTCGGGCGTGGTCCAGTTCGCCCTGGGCTATGACCCCAACGCCTTACAGCGCTTTTTTATCGGTTACGTGGAAAGCTGCACGCCCCTGGATAACCAACAACAGCGGCTATTTTGCAGAGAGTTGACCGCCACGTTAAACCGGCGCTTAGCGCTCAATCTGCGCCATGTCTCGCTAAATGAAACCCTGGCGGCGATCAGCCAGGACACAGGGCTAACCTTCGTCACGCCGCCGGAGTCTTACGCGACCACCAAAGCGCCGGCGTTTTACTCCTGGGGCGGCGGATACCACTGCATGGACGCTTTGGCGGAGGTCTACGCCATCCCGCGGATGATCTGGCAACAACAAGGCGACGGCGCGGTCTATGTAGGAAGCTGGGCGCATAGCTACTGGGCGACCCGACCCGTAGAGATCCCAACCCATTTACTAAACGGCTTCGGCGTGGCTAACCGCGCCCGCCTGCCGGCGACGCCGAAACTCCGCCCGGGTGTCTGGCTGAACCAAACCCATTACGTCACCCAGGTGTGCCTGGCCGACAACCATATGAATCTGACCTGGAGCGCTGCGCCGTGGACGAAGAGATTAAAAAAATAGTACTGCAGATGTTCCCGGAATTGAGCGGCAATTTGCACTTGCCGCGCCTGGCCAAGGTGGTGGCGATCAGCGACCCACTGCAAAAGCCGGAACTCTGCGACCGCTTCCGCCCTCGCTACGCCGTAGACGTGCGCGTGCTGACGCCCCAGGGCGAGGAAGCCCCGGAGTTACCACTTTATCGCTGCGTGCCGCTGCCAGCGTCTTATGGCGGCATCGAGCGCGGCCAATATGGTTTCCCGGAACCCGGGACCATCGTAGAGGTGGCGTTCGCTTATGGCTTACCGGACCAGCCCTTTATCCGCACGGTGTTGGGACAGGGTTTAGGCGCGCCAGGCATTCAACCGGGTGACCTGATTTGGCAGCAATCCGAAGCCGTGCGCCAGTGTGTGAGCGCGAAAGGCGACTGGCTACGGGAGACGCACGGAAACATAACCGACACCAGCGCCCGCCGGCGCGTGGACGCCCTGAACAATCAGGAGCGCTACCAGGACAGCCAGATCGAAGTCAGCGAACACAGCGTGGAACAGGTGGGCGGCGTGAAGACGGTGGAAGCCTTGGGCGCGTTAAAGCTGCTGAGCGGAGGCCATGTCAACCTGTCGGCGGCGGATAACCTGAACCTGACCACCGCCGCCGACCTTAATCAGGCCGTCGCCCGGGACCGGAAAGCGTCGATCCAAGGCGACGACCAAACCACCGTGTGCGGCTCGCGTTCAGCAACGATCAGCGGTAACGACACGCAGACCAGCTCCAACAAAACCATAAACGTTCAGGGAAGCCATACGGATATCGCCAGCGCAGCTAGGAAGATTCAAGCGCAAGTTATTGAATTAAAAGCCAGCGCCGCCGTGACCATCCAAGCGCCGACTATCGCCATAGGCGGCGGGGGCGTGGATGTGTTGCAGGTGATTGCGGATCTAATTGGGGTGGTTCAAGAGTTGGCGGCTACGACGGCGAGCCACACCCACGGAGACGGAGGAAGCGGGACGCCATCAAGCAGTGGGAGCCATAGCAGCCAAGCGAGCCGCGCAGAAACTTTGAAGGGGCAAATATCAAGGCTTATGTGACTAGTTCTGTACTAAGCCGTTCTCAGCGAAGATCATTTATGCTTCGCTTTGTGCACAGATAGTTGTCAATAATCTGTTGACTGGTTATCAGATAACCGCTAAATTGTACGGTAAATGTCCGTACATAATGGGTGTTGGCTAACAGGCATCACTCAGCCCGCTAATGCTTTAATTCGTAGGGCGTACAACTATTAACTGACCCCCACAGAAGGGTGAGCAAAACTAGGATGAGGAGAAGCGAATGCAATCACTATCACGCATGGATCTACGTTTAGATCCTGAAATTAAGAAGCTTGCGTCTAGGGCCTCGGCCTTATCAGGTTCAAAGAGCCTATCCGAGTTTGTTATACAGGCAATCCGTGAAAAGTCTCTGCGAACTATTGAAGAAGTAGAGTCTCTGAAGCTGAGCAATAGAGCATTTGATGATTTTTGGGCAGCGTGCCAGCAAACAGTACCACCAAATGATGCACTTGTAGCAGCTAAACGACGCCTCAATAAACAGGTTGAAAATGGTGAAATTAGTATTAGAACAGCTGAATAGATCACGTCATGAACGAACAGGCTTTGATTGCGGGAACGACGAGGTCAACAACTTTTTACGCAAATCAGCTAATAAACTTCAAATTCAACAGGCCAGTCAAACGTATGTACTTGTTAAAGAGGAGCAAACGGCTGGCCTACAGCCTATAGTAGGATTCTTCACACTCACTTACTCTGAAATTAGAAGGGAAGAAACGCCAAGTGATGAAGAAATGAAGAAATTTCCGAGGTTCCCTCTTCCCGCAATTCGTTTAGCTTGGCTCGGAGTTGACAGTCAATATCAGAATACTAAAGATCGTATTGGGGCAGCAGTCCTACTTTTGGCCTTGGGAGAAGCATATAGAATTGTTAGCAACTCTGGTTTAGGTGTAGCTGTCATCGTTGATCCATTAACTAAGCAGAGCGATAGCTTTTTTAAGAGGTATGGATTTCAAGAAATGGAAAGAGATTTTGGAAATCTTAAGTCTCTCTATATCCGCATGACTACTGTGAAAGATATGCTTCAAATCTAA